GATTCTTAATGGATTGTACAGAACTGTTTGTGACCCTTCACCAGGTGATGGTGGAGGAAGTTTGTTTCCTTATCTATTTCCCAAAGGCTGTTATGAGCTGAGTTATGGTAAGAGTAAGAATATAATAAATAAGTCAGCACCCAGCATGACCTTGGGATCCGAAAGGGCTTCGATGGTCATGTCTGCAGATAGTTTTGATTTAACTATGAGAGAAGGATTCGATTCAATTTCAGGTCCATTGTCTAACTCTTTCTGTTCAATATTCGAAGGAACTGTGTTTGATTTTTATAACATAGCAGAACATCGAGCTAAGTATGCAAGTAGACAAATGGTTACTGCGGTGTTGAGAGAAAAGACCAGTTTGAATATATGCGGTTTTCTCAAGGCCATGTACAAAATTAAATCATTGATAGGATCGTTTACCGTCTGCCAACAATATGTTGAACATATGGCGCTTTCCGACTTCGAGTCCCATGTTCTCCCTTCTAATACAGTAGATTATGTTGAACGTAGGTTATCAAAACTATTTCCTGATTCTAGAGCAACAAGTTTTAAACGGCTCGGTGTTATCCCTTTTATTTTAACAAAGCGTGAATATCAAATACGTTTCATACTCCATGATGATAAACATAATGTTGAGAGTGATCATATGATTTTCCCTGAGGATCTCGCTGAGTACAGTAAGCTTGAACGTTTTAATAAATATGGTCTCATTGGACCAAACAGTGTGATTCGTACTAATTTAACATGGGGTGGAGAGATATGTCCAGCAACTAGAGTGCTGCATCCTAATTCCATTTCACGACAATATTTGGGTGGAAACACTTCGGTTCGCCTTGAACAGAGTATAGTAATTTACGAAGAATACTGGAACATTGTCAACGGACCAGCTCCTGTTTTATCTGGATCAATACAAACGTTTATTTCAACTGCCACGTCTAGCTTAAGGAACTCCTATGGAGTACAGAGCCATCAAAACATTGGAGCATGTTCAGGTCTTTTGATGGATCATGTGTGGGCAGCCACTTGCTACACATCACAACAACTCATTCCCAGGATTGCTTTAAAATGGGCACCCTCTCAGCCGTCAGATATCTGAGGGGGTATCGCTTATCTGACATTCCTCTTTTCGAATTAGCCGAAGTGAAAACTGAGGTTAAATTTGGAAGGATAAACATGCTACGGTATGACACTGCTAACTTGCCAACGGTCGTCTCTAGAACTTTACCATTCTATGTTGACGGGTATTGCTTTGCCAAACCATGTCCTAAAGATCCCTTAACTATTGGTCTAGGAGCTTTGAAGCGCGTCGGATTTAAACCACCAGAAGTGGCCGTCGAAGATAGGGAGGCCTATCGAAATTATATTATAGAACACGTGTTACCTACTTATACACCGTTAAGTCCAGACCAGTTGATAGATACTGTAGACTGGATAGATTCATTAAATTTTCCTATGAAGAGGAAAGAACAAATCAAATTAGCTTATAGGGAGTTTCAGGACTTAGTTTTGGAACCCGGCTCAGACGACTGGGCTGATAGATTGGCTGAATTGGTTGGGTTCATCAAGGATGAATTTTACGAAGAAGAGAAGGCTACACGTTGGATCAATGCACGTTGTGATGCTGCCAAAGCATTCTTCGG